AAATACCTTAGTCCTATCTTTAATATGGTTGACTTGGGTCTTGAGGATTACGCAATCTGGGGTAAACCGTCTCCACTGGCGAGCTCGCGGGTAACATCGCGTAAGCATCCGCTTCGCGGTCTCCAGCTTTGCGGATATCTACCATCGCCTTTAGCCATTGGGCTTCGGCATCCTGTCCGCGCTTGAAGTCGCCCGGGTTGGGGCTGGCCTTTAAGCAATAGGCTTCCATGCCCTTCTGGAAGTATCCGGCAAAGTCATCTGGAATGGGATTGATTACTGCTCCCAGCGATGCAATCGCGGGCGCTCTCATCTGGTAGTAGGGAGTGATCTGCCAAACTGGCCCGGCTGCCCCTGGAAGAGGGGAAACACGGAATCCCTGCGACATCGGACCGGCAACCGTCCAAATTACCGTGCCATCCGCCACCGTCGTTCCCTCGGTGGCGTTGGCGGCTGCCAATGGCGCGGTGCTGCCTGTCGTGCCGAATCCGGTTACAACTAGAATGTTGCCGTTGGCGTCCTTCATGCTCATCACTGGATTCTGTTTGACTAATGCGGCCAGTAGCGCGTAATACGTCACGCCTGCTCCCGGCCACGTTCCCAGCGTAAGTTGGTTGTTATACATCCAGCAGATCTCTGATACCGGAGCCCAGCCCATTCCAGCGCGGCTCAGTTGGCGGCGAAAGGTGATCTGTTTGATCGGCTTCGGAATGGATGTGTTGTTAATGTCCACGCGGTCCGCATCTTCGCCCCAGCCGATGTTGGTCAGCCCGATCTGCGGATAATCCTGCTGGTAGCTGTTGGTGTAGAACGGGGCGGCCGTGGCTCGGTTCCATTTCCAGTTGAAACGTTCCGCAATGATGTCGCTCATCACGTCGCCTGCCATGGCCTGTGCCAGATCTGGTCCATAGCCAGCAGCCTGGTTCAGCGGGGTGGGGATTCCTTTCGCTGCTACCCGGTCAAAAATCTTCTGTACGGTAATCGTCGAGTTTCCCACGCCGCGCTTCTTTCTGCTCTATAAAAAAGCCGGACGGGAGGACGACCGTCCGGCCCTTCTTTACTTCCCGGCCAGAGCAAGCGGGAAAGTAAGGTTGTGCTCGCCTTACTCTGCGAGGTCGCGGATTCCGTGTTTTTCAAACAGATCAGCGTGCTTTTTCACGGCGGCTTCCAATGCAGCGAATCGCGCCTCAACTTCGGGCGGATACACGAGCTTGCTGTTCTGTTCGTTCTCCAGCACAGTCACGCGGGATTCCACTCCGGCTTCCGCCTTCGTGACATCGGTAATCTGCTGTTCAATGGTTTCGGGTTGCGCTGCGGTTTCCGGTTGGGCCTGCGCTGCGCTCTGGGACGGGATATCTGTCTGCGCCTGAGTCTCTGGCTGGGCGGGAGTTTGGTTGGTTTCGTCTTCCATGGTGTGCTCCTCTTCTTGGTGAATTGAACAACGCGGGCCGACGCGGCGGCCCACCCTAGTTTAAGCCGTGACTTCCACGGTTGCCTGACGCAACTGCGCGCTGCTGATCGCCGAGTTGGCCGCGATGGTCACCTTGAGCGCCAGTGCGTTTTGGAGGTTCACCGCGCTGGATACCGCTGTGTTGGTGTCATTGAAAGAGCTTACGGCTCCCCCCGGGGTATTTGCGGTGAGGTTGGCGTTTACCTGGCCGTGGCTTTCGACGGTTCCCGAAGATCCCGTGCTGGCAATCGTCAGTTCAAACCAGAAATTGATTGGCATGTTGGTACTGGCCGTCGCGCTCATCGTTGCCAGCGTGATGGTACACAACGTAACCCCGCCCAGAACCAGTGCCAGCGAGGCGGCCGGCGTAGTCGTTCCCGGCGTGGTGTAGATGAGGGAGCCGGAAATCAGCAGAGTCCGGTTTTGCTTGTTCAGCACTGCGGCGTTCAGCGCCAAATTGATCAGGTTCTGCGCCGTGGTGATCGTGGTCAACGCGGTCTGCGCGGTCAATACCAGTAGTGCGGTCTGAAGCGCCTGCGCCTGTCCGCCATCGCCGACTGACTCCGTAATGTTGTTCAGGCGGTCCAAAATCAGCGCCTGCTTGTTAGGATTCTGGCCTGTGGCTGTGGCCGGTCCCTGAGTGATCTGCGCGAATGGTGCCGACATATCTTTTGTTCTCTTTCCGCGCCCTCAAGGCGCATCTCTGAATCGGTGGCTTCCGTGCTCTGCCTCTTACACGCGCTCTGGAATGATGGGCACGCCGTCTTCGTTCTTGAACATAAAGGTGGGGCCGCGCATTTCCGCGTGCTCCAATCCCTCTTCAATGCTCTGCTCCAGCAGCTTGTTGTACTCGTCAAGCTCTTTCAGGTACAGCTTAGGGTCTTCCTTCTTCAGGCTCTGCTGCGGTGGATATTTCTTCATCCGGCAGCGCGGGCATTGCAATAGGATCGTGACGCCATCCGGCATGATCGCCCGGGTGATCAAGGAGAAGCTGAACCGGCCGCCGCCGCGCAGTTTGTTGTTCGGGCTGCCGCCGCTCTTGTGACGGCATTCCTTCACCACCGCATCGTGATTGTTCTTCGCCACCGTCAATTCGGTCATGCGCTTTTTGTTGGCGGCATGGCGCTGCTCTTCCTTGGCGGTGAAATCGGCGTTACGCTTCTTCGCCTCGGCCAGTCCCAGCACTTTGGTTTCAAGCTCCACGCGGAGAATTGCGCTCTGCAATTCCTCGTTGCTCATTGTGTCGATGTTGATCTGGTCCATCGGCTTTTCGCTCTCTGCTTTTCTTGCCATGATCGTTTCCGTCCCCTCGGGTTGGTACGGGGCAGCCTGTTCAAGCACTGCCCCTCCTGTGCCGCATGTCGCGGCTGCTTTAGGTCGTCTGCGGAACCGCGTCGAAGCAACGCGCGCGGCTCGTAGTGTCGGGCGGTACGCCGAACGCCAGAATCGCGTTGTACGAAGTGCCCGCGCCCACAACGCCGGCCGGATCGGCCACGTTGCCAGGCTTGTACTCACCGCGCCACAGCGTCATGTTGCGGTAGTTGCCGTCGTCGATATTGGTGCGGTCGGGACGGTCCAGCTTGATCGCCACCATCGCATCCTTGCCCGCGATGTAGGTGCGGATCGCGGTCAGACCGGAGGCGGTGGAGACTGCCGACTGGCTGCCCGTGGTCTGGGTGCAGTTAGTCGAACGCATCCAGCGCGCGCCGCACAGCTCGATGTATTTCACTTCGTCGCCGTCCGGACCATCGGGCAACTCTTCCAGCTTCATCAGGCCTTCGGGAGTGTGCTTGAGGATATCCACGATGGAGTTGTTCGAGTTGTCGAGCGCCATCAGGTCGCCGATGAAGAACGGATGAATCTTGCCGCAGTAGTAGCCCATGTCCATCGGCAGGATGTTCTGGCCTTCCATGCTGAATGGGACCTGCTCGATCTGCTGTTTCGTCATCTGGTAGTTGCCGGTCAGCACGTCCTGATTGGCGGTCTTCGCATCCAGCGTGCGCAGGTAATCAAAATACGCCATGACCAGGTCGTCAATGGTCAGCGCCAGCGCATACGCCATCTCGCGTTCGTAGTTCACCAGATCATCGGAAATCGAAGTGATGAACGCCTTATCGCTGATGTTCAGGAAATCGGCCCACTGGCCAAGCTGGTAATCCTGGTAGTTGATCGCTACGCTGCGTCCCGCGCCCACGGTTCCTTCCGTCGCCTGCGTGGTGTTGGCAGTCAGCGGCTGGATCATGAAATTGCGGAAGATCTGGCCAGCATGGGCCGGCATGGGGAATCGAGTGCAGAGGCGCAGGTGTACGGTGCGCGCCTTTAGGTTCTCGATGAAATTTTTGTTGTAGTGCGTGGTCAGCGCCGCCTGCGGCGTGTTGCCGCTCTGCATTGAAGTCGGCGAGAAGCCGTCATTCAAAATACAGGCCACGGCCTGCGCTCCGGCGAAATGCATCATGAGTTGCATTCCAACCACAATCGAACTGCCCAGTGCAATCAGCAGTTCGAACGCAAACAACACGAATCCAACCATCGCCTTCGAGGCGCTTTCAATCCGGTTCCAGTTCATGGTGCTCTCCGCGACTAGGTTGTAGTCGCTGAGAACTCGCGATTGTACCAATCCACGAAACCGGGCTCGTATTTGATCTTGTCGGCGAGCTGTTTGGAGTTCATGGCGTCAATCTCGGCTCTCGTATATTTGGGCTGTTGTCTTGCTACCGGCGTCGTCGCGCGTAATGCGTTGGAACGGACACTGGTAGCGCCTCGCGGCCTAACCACGGGAGCCGGATTTCCATCCGGGGCGTTCGGTTGGGGTGTAGGTTCATGGTTCATATATTGCGCATCCGCTGGGTCAAAAAACATGTTATAACCCAGCAGTTCCTGAAAAGCCTGATCGAGCACTGTGGCTGTGATCTGGTTAAGTTTTCCTCCAGCCAGCAGTAGCGCCTTGTCCATCAACATCCGCTGATTGCGTTCGTCGCCCGGAAAATCCGGATGCTGGCGTTCCCATTCCTGGGCAACTGCACCGGCCTGCCGCGCATCTTCGCGCAATTTGATTCCGTCCACATCGACTCCAGCGCCGCGCAGAAGCGTTTTGATCGCCTCTGGAGACTTTGCCGGGTTACTGAGGTCTGCCGTCGCCTGCATCTGCTGATCCGCTGTCAGCGGTTGCAATGCACGCTGTTGCGTTACACTTCCAGACGTTGCAGTCGGGCGCGCAGTTGCGGCCACAGTCACGGAACGCTGGCGGTTGATCACCTGCTGTGCGGTCTCGGCCGTCTTTGCCACTTTGTCCAGAACCTCTTCCACGGTCCATCCATAAGTGCGAATCGGGTGCGTGCCGTCTTCAGGGTCCATCACAAGGCAATACTTGGTTCCACGTCCCGGAACTTCGGTGTTTTCCCAGCGTCTCATTTCTGTTTGTCCTCCAGCTTGCGAACTTCATTCTTTACCATGCTCTCAACGCTGGCCCGGGCGTTCTTCATCATGGATACATAAGCCCAGCTCTGCGCCACTGCATCACTGTTGCCTAGCGGGTTGTCAAGGCTTGCCTGCTCTGCTGCCGCTTTCATCCGCTCAATGTTTCGGTCCAGCAGGCGTAACACAATGGGCCAGCCGGGCTCCAAGGTTAAACGGCGAAGATGTTCGCGGTCGTCATTGTCCAGCTCCTGACGATTGCCGCTCTTAACGGCTACCTGCTCTGGCTCCGTCTCTTCCTCGCCTTTCATGAGCTTTGCCATTTGCTCGTTTAATGGCTCGCCCTTTAGAAATTTCTCAAGATCGCTCATTCCGTCCTCTGCTCTGAATTTCAGGGTCTCTGGCTCGAAACTTTAACACTACTGCATCACGTCGGGCAATCCATTTTTTAGTTGCTGTTCATCGTCGCTGCGTTCGACTAATCCGGCCGCCCTCTCCAAAGGGATTCCGGCCGCCGCGTGCTCCATCACAATTTCGGCGGCCTTATTGGCGCGATCCACTTCGCCCTTGGTCTGGATTTCCTGCTGCTTGTTGGCTCCCTTCAGCTTCTCCATGGTGGCTGCGGCCTGTACTTTCTGGGCGCCGGGATTCATCGCCTGAATCTGCTGCTGCTCATCTGGCGTCAACTTACGGAAGATGTCAGGCTGCTGGGTCAGCTCAGATACCTGCATCATCAGGTCCATCATGACTTGGAAATCAACCGTCTCTCCGCGCTGATGCAGGAACTCCAGCAACTGCGGCTGCTGTAGAATTTGCAGGAACATCGGAATCAACTGCTGAATGCCCTGGCGCGCGGCCAGCTTCTGTCCGGCCAGCACGTCCGCCTCGAACATGGCATCCAGAAACTGGTCTTCGTCAATCGCCTTCTCGATCACCGCCGCGTATTTGTCGGAGAGGATCTGGCGAATCTCGGTCAGCGGCATCTTCTCTTTCGCGTACTTGATGAGAAATTCCACGGTGGGAATGATCACGCCTTCACTGATCGAATCAATCGGGTCCGCAACATTCTGGTCGGCCATGCCCGCGATGCGGCTGGCGCCGGTTGCCGTGCGCGCCGCGCTCGATCCCGGTCCGCCCAGGTTGCCCTGCTGCATCTGCGAGTTCGCTCCGCTGAGGTCTTCGCCGCCCTTCTGCGAAAGCTCCAGCATCTTCCACGCATCGCTGGGTACTTCCGGCATTTTCAGGAACGCCATGGCCTTGCTGACGTCGCCGCTCGGTCCGGGGTCCACTGCCTGGTAGCCGCCCATGCGCATGATCGTGTTCTGTGTTGGCGCGTTCTCGCCGTTACGGTTGTAGAGGACTGGGGCATTGAACGGATAGGCAATCATCTTCAGGCACTCATTGATGATGCCCTGGTTAATCCGCTGGTCCGGTCCATTCAATCGTCCAATTCCCATGCCGTAACCGGAATTATCAATCGGCCACCATGTTGCGGTGACGTGCAGGCTGGTTTCAAAATCGTTGTCTTCGTTCCGGATACACAACTTGCGGCCGTCGTACTCCAGAATCGCCTTCACCGAACGCTGGTCCCACTGCTCGATCATGCGCAAGGTCGATTTCAGCGGGTCAGCATCGGTCTGCCGGTTGCGTGCCTCGGCGTGTGTGACCATCGAGCCCTGCGCTGTCATCGAATCTTCCACCTGTGACCCGGTGGGTGCCGATCCCTCCATGCGTCCGAAGAAAAACCGCTTCAAGGTTTCATCGCTGGGAATGTTTTTGTAACACTCCAGCTTGCGCATCTCCTGAAGGTCGCCGAAGTTGACATAGTTCACATCAATCACATACCCGGCGCTCTCGTCGGGCGCGTCGGGCGTACACCACTTTGGATCGAACAGCGTCGTGCCCAGTCGCCGGTACTCGAAGAATGGCCATGTCTCGGTCATGGGCTCTTTGACTAGTTCAAACTTATCGCTGTCTGTAGTCGGAACCTCCTGCACATCTCCAGTCGGCAACTCAGACCGCATCGGCGGCTTTACTCTCCGGCGCCGCTTCTTGATGACGGTGCGCTCCTCCACTCCCATCTTGCCGATTCCGGTTCCCTGTAGGGTCTGGCAGTTAATGAGCAGGCCAACGTGGTACTTGAATTTCATCCGCTTCAGCAGCACGCCAATCAGGTAGGTCCATGCGTCGATCTGCGCCTGGGTGGTTTTTCCGCCCGGCCGGAGGAAGAACGGATACTGCTCGGCAAACAGGCCGCGCTTCACCGCCCGCGCCAGAGTGCGGGTGAACTTGGCAACCAGGAAGCGCGAGATGCGCGCCGGCCGTCCAGCTTCGACGCGCTGGGTGCGGTTCGGAATCGGTGACTGGTAGAGAATGTCGGTCTCCTGCCACTCCAGCAGCCAGGCGTTGTTCTCCACATAGTTCTTGGCTTCCTGATAGTTTTCCCAGACCAGCACGGCCGCCGCGTCGTCTTCAAAGATCGGGGCCTCTTCGTTGCCCTCGAACGTCTCCACCTGATGCGCGCGGATTTCCACCATCGGACTGCCTACTGGCATATTTGCAAGTTCGTTCTCAGCCATCTAATCCCCCTAAAATGTCAGTTAGCCCCAAATTGTCAATCGAAGCCATCGCCGCCGCTTGTGCTGCGTTCTCCTGCGCCCTTCGTGTTTCCAGTTCATCCACGCCGCCCTGCTGGCCGTACACAAACTGGCTCATAACATCATTGCGGCGCTGAATCTGTAGCTCTTTTTCTTCGTCGTCGATCTCGGCCCGCATCAGGCTGGCAGGGACTTTGGCCGCCAAACGGCTCACACAGTCCACAATGCCATTTTCAACGACTAGCCCGAAATTTAGGAATTGTCTCCGCAATTCTGCGGCTTTCCCTGCGCCCGTTGATATCAGAACCCGTCCCGCCTCGGCCTGTGGCTCAAGGTTGCGCATTCTCTCGATGCGCTGGGTATCGTCCTCTTGAAAGTCGAGCCACTGAATCTTCATGCTCATGTTGCGCCGCATGGCTTCGTTGCGGATATGCGCCTCGATGTACTGGATTCCCGGCAGGTCTTCCATCATCACCGTGCCGGTCTGGTGCTTGCGGCACTCGCGCACAATCTTTTCCGCCAGACGGCTGGGCGTGTAGGTTCCCTGCCAGGCGTCAACGATGTACACCTTACCTTCGTAAACCAGAGCCGCCGCGCCCTCTGCATACTTGGCCATGTAGTCTTTGCCGGTGTAAGGCAGGCGCCAGCAGATGAACATGTCGCCAATAGCTGGAATGCGCTCTGCCGGAATCTGCATGGTCTTGAACAGGTCTTCGCTAAACACTGGGACGTTGCCGCCAAAGGCGTCGTTCTGTTGCTGGCACATGAAGCTGGTAAAACTCTCTAGGCTTTTCCCAAACAGTTCTTTCAGCTTCCGGTAAGACAGCAGCCGCGGGAAGAAAATCTCCACTTCGTCTTCGTTCGGAAATTCACCGTAGCTAAGGCGGCGGTTGTCGAGCCGTCGCATGGAACTGCGAATCAGCACCTCCCATTCCTCGGAGTCCATGTTCTCCAGCAGATCGCCGTATAGGTCGAACGGGTGATAGCGCGTGCCACGCACATTCAGATACCCGCCAAAGCGGAGCGTGTTTTTGTTGGCGTGATAAACGTCGATGATTGACTTCCGACTGGCGTCACTCGCCTGTACTCCGCTGTTGACGGAGTCCACCATGTCATCAGGATTGATCACCCAGGGATGCCAGCCGGATTGCGATGTCTGCGGCGAAGTGTATCCCAGCGTCGGCTCTATAATGAACTTCGTGCGGGTGGGAGAAATGTAGCTGCCACTGTAAAACTTGTCGTGACACAGCTCGGGGTAAATCAACTGAAGATTCGTTGGATCCGCTCCCTTGCGCTGGTAGAAGCGCATTCCCACCGCGTTGGTGATGCTCTTCGCGAGTTCTTGGGTCGCGGTTTCGTTCATGATGCTGATCACATCAGCGAAAGCCAATACCCATTGCGTGGTGTCTACCAATCCGAACGTGGTCTTTCCTGTGCCGCGCGGATCGAGATGCATTCTGAACTTTTTGGGGTGCTGCTCGGGAATAGACAGATTCCGATTTTTTGGAAAGTAGAGCCTGGTTACTGGGTCGCGCCAGTCCAGATCAAATTCATCAAAACCCATGATATCGGCCAGAAAGAAATGGTCCGTCTCGCAGCGATGACGAAGTTCATCGCGGTATTCGCCATCGCTGCTAATGCGGTCTGTGTCGAGAATCATGATTTACTCTTGCGGTTGTGCGCCTGCGCCAGCAGCCGGTGGCGCTCCTTCGCCTTCATCACCATCTGGCTCGCCTTGAGCCTGTTCCGATCCGCCGCCAAAGTGATCGTCCATGTGCTGGTGAAGGTCTTCCATATCTTGGCTAGTGCCTGCAAAAACCGGAGGCCGCGAGTGAACATCGTCGGCATGTTCTTTGTAGATGTGCTCATGCCCGAAACTTCCATCCTTGGCGCGTGTGGTGACGATCTGGTGAAGGTGTAGCTTTTTCTTTCCACCTTCCCGCTTGCCTTCCTTGCCCCCGTGTTCTTCCTTGCCTTTGGACTTCTTTTCTTTCTCTTCCGCCATTGCTTCTCCTTGTTCACCGGGCCGGAAATCAATTCCGGCCCGGCTGCCACTGTTCTCGTTTTTGGTGAAATCCCGGGTTAGAAGTTGACGGCGAAGTCCTGAACGGAGATTATCTGCGTTCCGGCCGTGGCAAACGTCACGGAAAGTACAAAATTGGTAACCGGCGCACCGCCTACCCCGCCCGCATTGTTCAGGCCCGTTACCACGTTCGAAACTGCGGTCTCGGCAACCAGTATGTTGTTCACCATGAACTTGATCGTGCCCTGTAGCTTGCCGCTCACGGAGTCATAAATCAGGGTGGCTTTGGTGTACCACGGGGCTTTGCCGGCTAACACGGTGATCGCGCCGCTCGATCCCAGCAGGGTATCGCTGCCTACGGTCGTCGAGGTGCCGCTATAGAGCTTGATTGCGACCGTGCTGGAAGTTCCGGTATTGAGATATCCGGATGCCACTACGTCAAACGGACGCTGTTCAAGTGGTCCGCCCGGGGGAACGTTGAGAACCAGCGCCTGGGTGGGGGAATTCAATGCCGGATTGAGAATGACTGTCTCGGCAGTGGTTAGAACAGTCTGCGTAGCGGGCAGAACTCCCGCCGTAGCTCCTGCAGTTTGAGGCGCCAACAGTCCAGCCGTGCCGGGCGCTCCACTCGGTCCGTACAAACGATTCGAAGGCATACGTTTTTCTCCTTACGCGGATAGCCCGCTCGCCGTGAGTGTACTCTGGTCAGTGCTACTGGTGTCAATGAGTTTTTCGGCTCGCTGAATCATCTCTTCCAGTTTTTCAACCTCTTCCCGCGCTCCCTCGTCCATCGTCTCGCGGTTTAGTCCGCCATTTTCATCCTTCACCGTGTTGCATTCGAGAATCATTTCCACTTCGCCCTTAATGAATCCGATAGTCTCCTGCAACATCCGCCGCAATACCTCTTCCTGGCTCGCCTTTGGCCTGCCCGGCTTGTCGCGCCGATCTCCGCGCCACTTGCGCCACTGAATGAACTCTTTGCGCTGCTCTGGCGTACTGGGGTGATAACAGGCGGGGCAGTGCGAGGTCTCCAGTTTCCACTTGCGGAACTTGCGCAGGATCTGATTGCAAGCCGCGCCGCAGGTGTCCTTACTGCGGCTGGATGCACGCCTGGCGGGCACTGGTCCTTTGCAAATCACGCATGACAACACGAGGTTTTCAATGCCTTCAGGAATGAGGGGATTGACTGGCTGCGCTTCGGTGGGTTGATCGTTGGAAACCTGCTCTGGCTCCATGGCTATTTCCCTTTCGATGATGTTGTGGTGAGCTTCGGGCTCCACACTTTTCCCAGTGCAGAGGCTTTGACGGATGACTTACAGGCGAAGATCGTTCCAGTGTGATCGGTCAGCTTTTTTCCGCCGCAGTGTTTACAGGGAAGGTCGTCAAGCGCGCCGGTCGTCATCGGCTCGGAGTGAATGATGCGCTTCGGTTCCTTTTTCACTCTGTGCGATTCCAGCCACGCAATCAGAGGACGAACGTCGTCATGCACAAGCATGTATTGATCGCCGTTTTCTGTAACCCATGCGCGGAATGCGCGCTGGTCTGGGCTCAGCGTTCCCTTGCCACTCTTGCACTCGATCCAGAGGGGAACCGACATTCTTTCAAAACACCCTGGCATCGCCGTTGAAACGGAAATCCTTGGTCTTGCCAGCAGATCGGCGCGTCCGGAGCAATGCACGTTACCGAAGTCATCGACCCACTTCCCGAAGTACATCGGCCGAGTGCGTCCTGCCACACCTTCCACCATTACCACGCGGGACTGTTCGCGCGTATGCTGCACGCCATAGAGGTCTAACACCTGTTCGCAGGCGTTCACCACGGCGTTGGATGCATCGCTGGTCCTGCTCATCTAAAATCCTCCTCTTGACAACTTCTCTGTTTAGTAGTGTCATAGTACCACTATGGCGAAGGCGAGAGTAAAGAAAAATACGAAAAAAAACGGCTATGATCGAAAAGCTCACGCGGTCGCTTTTCGATTTTTGGATGAACATCACGATGAACTGGTGAGACGGGCTGTGAAGCATTCCGGACTGACGTTGAACGGCTGGATAGTGCAAGCTACGCTGGACCGGGCTCGAAGAGATTTAGGACTCGAATAAGTAAACGGGAAGCTCTTCGGGGCTTCCCGTTTTGATCTTACGCGGTGGGCGCGTCAGGGTTTTTGCGGTGTGGCTCACCGGCATTCAAGAATCCCCTGAGTCCTGGGTGCCAGCATCCCCGCCTCGCGAGAACCTTTTCAAACTCTTCGACATCATGCCCCAGCAGCCAGACCAGCGGGCGTTCGCTTTCTTCGTCAAGGTCTCCCTCCCAGATCACGTGCGAAAGTTCATGGTCAAGGAGAGCCTTTCTGGCTTCGTCGGAAGAAATCTTCCACATGTCATGCGCGATTTCAATAATCACGTCGTACTTGTGCGGGAGCCAGTCTCGATCACTGACTGCGATGGCTTTCCCAAGAACAAACTTCGATCCCGGTTTTTTGGTTGCCTTGTCCTTGAAAAACCACGCGATTTTCAATCCAGCGAGTGGCTGATGACATTCCTCGATCACGAGAGCCCCAGCCTCTTTCAGTTCGTCGGATAGCCAGATATTCAAGTTGTGCCTCCCTTGCTCTGTGGAAAACAATACAGAATTTCTGATTATTTTTCCGCAAATTTCGATGGTTACTTACTTGCTTATCAGATCGGCTGTTCTTTGGATGTTGCCAGGTCGACCAGAACGTACTCATTGGGAAGCTGCTGGCGATTCCCGTTCGTGATCTTGCGGTAGCGCAATTTCATGCGAACGGCTTTTTTCTTCACTAGTTCATTCAGTCCACGCCGCATTGTGTCTTCCGAGACAGATACCCGATCTGCGAGCACCTTGAGCCCGATGTCTTTACTGGTTCCCGATTCGCCTGTTGCGTAATACGCCAGGGCGTTGTAGGCCAGTAAACCTTTCCAGCTTGGGCGAATCACATCGAGTAGAGCTCGTTGAATCCAGAAAAAGGGAAGGGTGCGGATGTCTCGAACGCGGAGGTTGTCTGTTTGCATGGCTTGATCAATTTCACGTACTCAGGAATTAAACGCAATGGTTTAACTCGATACCTCTGTGGAAAACCTGTGAATATGTGTGGATATCTGTTGATTTCTGTGGAAAATGACCGAGTTTTATCCACAAGCGCTCTATATATTATTGAATCTAAACAATAATGACGTTATCTTGATGATATCAAAGATAGTTACTTATGGGGGTGGTAGCTATTAGCTACCGGGGGTGGTAGCTAATAGCTACCCCAAGAACTTAGAATTTAAATAGAGTAAATATAAATGTCATAAGTAGTAGTAGTAGCTGGCTTTTCCACACCAGCACTCGGGACCTC